TAAGAAAGTCCGGAAGTTTGACCCTGAAGGCAATGGCTATGATTATGATATTGCTGAACAAGTTGGTGGACCTGACGAAACGGGCCACTGGTTTTCACTTGACCCAAGAACCGGGATGGTCTTGAAAGGAAGGAACCACGAAACATGGTGGATGACTGTGATTACCGAATATTTAAGAGGTTTTGAAATTATAAAGGGCAAAGGTGGGCGATATTATTCTGTCCCGATGAAAGGAAAATCTTCTCCACTTTATACACGGGATGAATGGGGGCAAGAATGACGAACAGATATTTTAAAAAGAAAAACCCCGTAGGGGCGCCGAAGCAAAAAACTGATGCCCCATTTAACGAGGATGTGCAACAGCAATTGTTAAAAGTTCTTGAGGATGAGCTGACGGTCGCAAAACGGAATACCGATATCTCCACCAAGGATTTTGACGAATATTACAACATGGTGCATTGCCTTCGGGTTGGTAAAGAAAACGATTGGGAAAGCGATATCTATCTTCCCGAGTTCGTGTCAAGGCTTCTGACTGATATCGGTAATTTTGTAGCGCAGTATTTTTCTTCTGACGATTATGTCGAAACCTCAAAATACAGTGATGATCCTGCCGATGTGGCTGAAGCGAAAGCCTCTAAGAGATTGTTGAATTACATTCTCAACAAAAACGACTCGTATTATTACCATAAGTTAGTGAGATTGCTTATGTTTGTTCGGCCAACAGGATGCGGATATATAAAAGGGGGTTACAAACAAAAGACCGAGACCCGATACATTGGCATGCGCATGAAATCCGAATACATGAAAGACGAGATGGGTAATGTATTGGATGAAGCGGGAGAGATTTATACGGATTCCTTTACTCAGCAATCCTCTTTTACCGAGGTCGAGGAGTCTGTCTATGAAGATGTGGTGGTTTACGATGGCCCAACCTTCGACGTTTATCCAAATCAGTATGTGCATGTATCTCCTGAGTACACCTATTCGTTGAGAGATAAAAGGTATGTGATATTTGAAACTGAACGAACGCTTGATGAATTAAAAGACAGCGCCGACTTGTGCGGGTATTTTAATCTTCATTTGCTGGAAAAGCTTCAAAGCGATACTAAAGTTCATGCCGAAAAAACCTATAACAAAGATCAAAAAGAACTGCCTCCGGATCCCGTAAGTCCGCCGTTTGTTATTTATGAGCGGTGGGGGCTGTTTCCAGCGATTGTCGAGAGAAACGAATACGGTAAAATTATTGCCGGGAAGCCCGGGATAAACAAAACCGGCGAGATAGAAGACAAAGCCGAAAACGTGGAATGCATTGTATCTTTTATTGAGATGCCGGCCTCGGGGGAGAGCTCAAAGGTTTATGAAATGATTCGATTTCAACCGTCTCCGCACACAAAAAGGCCGATGGTGCGTTTTAGCTGTTATATTGATGCGCTTACTGATGAGGGCTTCGGGGACGGCGAGATAACCAGAGAGCTTCAAATCGCTACGAATGACATGTATAATTTGAGTAATTATCGAACCAAGCTGGCGACTACCCCGGCATTTAAGGGCAAAAGATTCTCAGGAATTCCCTCAAAGATCACCATCACGCCCGAAGAGGTTATTGAGCTGGAAAACATGGACGATCTTCAGGAAGTGAATATAAAAGACGATATCCAAGGGACTGTGATGCATCTTGCCACCCTATCGTCTCGCATGGATTACGTGATGGCGACTTCTCCGATGACGATGGGCATGGCTCTTGATAATCGTGAAACTGCGACTGTTGGATCGATTATGGATCAACGTGCATCCATTAGAATCGGTATGAAGTCCATGACCCTTGAAAAAGTTGGATTTACAGAGTTTTACGATATGCTGCTCGCTTTATGCGGTGATTTCATGTTGCCGCAAACGCTTCAGAAAATCATGGGGGATGATGCGAAATATTACAACCCCGACCGTGAAGATCAATTCAAGCCGGTTTCCCAGGCAATCGAGACAGAGGAAAGCAAGAAATTCAAGATTAAAATGTGGGATCAGCTTTTAGGGAGGGTCGTGGCATTCCCAAACCCCAAGACCCCGCTTGTCATCAATTACATTATGGGGCAGGTGCTTGATTTAATGGGCGGTGATTTCAAGCATTTCAAGCAATTTATGTTCGAAGAGGATGTGAAGACAAATTTTCTTTATATACTGGCTACTGGTGGAAGCATGCAGCAGGGCAGCACCCCGAATATTCCGGGGGGCCCTAACCCTCAAACAAATCAAACAGGACTCCCAATGAGGGGTCAAGAGACCGGCGCAAGGCGCTTGCTTGAAGGAGCAGCATAAATGGAAAGAGTAACAGGTCCTGACCTACAGGAATATATTGATCGATTTTCACAAGGCTTTAAATACACGCTTCGGCCATTGGTTAAGGCAGCTGTCTTAAAGCAGGTTATGGATTCCGAATTTTTACGGTCTGCTTTCAGCACTGACGAAGGGCTCGCGTTGTTTAATCACGGGCTTGAGAAAATGACTGTCGAGCTTGAGCATATTATTGAAAAGGCCGTGGCAGGAGCTACACCAAAAACAGCTGAAAAGATAGTGCCTCATGCGCAGACCATTAAAATCGTTTATGAAATGATGGTGTCATGGGCAGAAACATACAAGTCCGGTCAAAAACATCTCAATAATATTAAGGAGAAATAACATGGCAGACGAAAACCCCACGTCCGACGGCATCGCGCCCGAGGGCACAGGCGCGCCAGGCGGCAATGAATCCCCGTCGAAACCGATAACATTCAGTCAAGAGCAGGTCGATGCTTTGGTTGATACAGCGGTTCAGAAGTCCAGCCAGGACGTTAAGACATGGCTGGGAAGACGCGATAAGGCGCTGATCGATCAGATAGCGGGAACAATCGATGAACGGCTCTCGACATTCAAGCCTCACACTGGGGACGGTATTGCTCCAGCGGACTTTGATTTTGAAAACCCTGCGGCGTCGATCGATAAAATAGTGACATTAAGAGAACAGAAGAAACAATCGGAGGCGCAAAAGTTTAACGATGCTGCGTTGGCCGGGATGGGTCGGTATATGGATAGTGACCCGATGTTTAAGGATCAGGAGTTTGGTAAACAGGTGATTGAAGGCGCGATCCAGAATATCGGTCGATTAAGAAGGGACGTGCCCCCTGATGTTGCCGGGCAATTATTGATAAAAGACACTATCCTTTCTCTTTCACGAGAAAAAATATCAGGGAGAAATCCGCTTGATAAAAACACAGGGCCAAAGCCTTTATTCGGCAGCGAAGGCCCCCCGGGAGGTGGACCCAAAAAATCGGTTACACCGCCGAAATTATCAGCGGAAGCGCAAAAATTGGCTGAAAGGTTTGGTTATGATACTGAGGCTCTTATCAAATTATTTCCGGATACATAAATTTAATTGACTTTGTTAAAGTAATACATTATGGTTGATAGTGTAAAAAACCGGGATCATTACACATACCGATGCCAGGTATGCGGATTCGAAAATGTTAAGAAGCGTATTCCGCATTCGGGTGTACCGGTTACAAAGCTTGGGGACTACGGATCGAATGCCACACCGACTCCTCAAGCGTATACGGAAACCGATACAATGATAAGTGTTAGAACAATATCATTTCAAGCGGTATCCGGATCGACTCCCGCTAAGATTCTGGACTCTCACAACAAGTTTGGAGAGGCCCACTTTAAAGGCGGTATGCCGATCAATGTAAGCACGGCAAGTGGCACAAACGATGGGGACTATACAATTGCCTCAATGGGCGTTTTAATCGGTGAGCTAAGTTTGTCTTCGACAGACTCCCTCACGACCGAAACCGCAGCAGTCGCAGGGTTAGTATCCATTTATCGGCGGTCTTATAGACCAAACATTACAAATGGTTGTCCGCTATGCGGGACACTAAATTCTAAACTTTAAAGGAGGCCAAAATGCCTTTTTCAATTGCAGGATCATTAACAGGCTCGGCCCCTATAATTCGTGAGATGCCGATTGGCGAAACCGTTTACGAGGGTTGCCTCGTACATGATCAGCACTGTGACACTTCCGGCGGGACCGGCGGTGTCGTGCTTGGAGACGTAGCCACCGAAGCTCACGAAAACGATCAGCCGATTCTTGGGGTTGTTGTTGGAGTCGTCGATGATAGCCGGGCGTACAGCTCGACCTATCACGGTAACGGTTCAACCTACACCACCACTCAGGCGACTATCGCCGCAACGGGTTTTCCACGGGTGAAGATTGCTTTAACAATCCCGTGGGTCACGCTGATTAAGGGACCTATTTTTAACGCAGCACATGGAACGGCACTAACCGAGATTACCGTTACAACGGCGAGCTCGGGTGGTGTCACAATTACCGGTGCAAACAATGCTATTACGGACATTGCAGACGATTTCGCGACGGCTTATTGTCGGAGTGGTGCAAACCGTGGGCATTCCCGAATCGTTACAACCTCGACTTCAACGACCGTCAATACCGTGACGGTTCCGTTTCCTTACGCAATCGCGGTCGGGGACGTATTCGTGATTGCGAGTTGTACGTTAGGGAACGGCGGGCTGGATTTCCCGGCTACCGCCAACTGCATCGATGGCAATAACGATATGAACGCATACTATGACGTTTATTATCACGAAGTAAACCTTGAAGAGAAAGGCAAGGAATATGCCGTCTTTTCCTTAATGCCAAAAGCTAGCAGCTTGGCTGCTTAAAAGGAGGTAAAAGATGGCTAATCCAATGTCAGATATGCAATTTGTTCGGCTATTGGATGATAGATTGACAAAAGTCTATCATGACCAATTTAGCGATCTCCCGCTTATAATCGATAAGTTTTATAACAGAACGAAATCGAGTAAAGCGTGGGAGGAATATTTCTCAATCGGTGATATTCCGGATCCCGAAGCCTTCAACGGCTTGATTCAATATCAGGGAGTTTCTCCAGGATACCACACGAAAATCACGCCCGAGGAATATGCTGGGGGTATTATGATCGAGCGCCGGTTAATCGATACGGCTCGATACGATGTTATCGAAAGTCGCCCGAAGGGTCTTGCAAAGGCCGCAAACCGAAAGATGAACAAAATCGCTCATGAACCATTCATCTATCATACCTCGACCGCGTTTACCTTTATGACTCCGGAAGAGGGGGTCGCCCTTTGCAGCAATTCGCATACGACAAAATCCGGCACCTCAACAACGACCGGCTTTGACAATCTTTCCACCCTACCGTTTAATGCGGTAAATCTCGAAGCGGTGCGAATTCAATCTCTGGGGCTGAAAAGCGATATTTCAGAGAGAATAGACACTAATTTCGACACTATCGTTCACGGCTCGAACAATGCCGAAGCGGTATGGGAGGTTATCAACAGCCAGGGCAAAGTCGATGAAATGACCAACAACGCGAATTTCCAACATCGAAAATGGAAACAGATCGAGCTTCCGCTTCTTGACGATTACGACACCAATGATTGGTTTATCGTAGACTCGGGCGCGATGAAGGATAATCTGCTCTGGATCGATGGCGTTCCGCTGGAGTTTATGGCCACAACCGATTTTGACACGATGATGCGAAAGTACGCAGATTATTTCGTAGTTGGTTGGGGATGGATCGATTGGCGATTTATTATAGGATGTTCAGTAAGTTAATCTAACCCGGTGCCGCTGTTAAAACGGCACCGGCACACTCCTTGGTTGGGTGGATGGTAAAGGAGAGATAAAATGTTAAATATTTCAGGTTTAAAGCTCCCAATGATAGGCGATATGCTTGTTGGGGGAGACGTATATTTTTTGGATTCGGGTGGTGCAAATGCCGCAAACGGCAATGTTGGTAAACACCCTGTGAACGATCCGGTAGCGACTTTAGCAGGCGCGTTTGACCGGTGTACCGCAAGCAACGGGGATTTTATTATACCCCTGCCCGGGCATGCTGAGACGCTGACAGCGGAGGTTGCTGTTGACGTGGCCGGAGCTACGATTATCGGTGTCGGTAATGGTGACAATAAACCGGCATTCACTGTAAACGGAGCAGTAAACGGGTTCAATTTCACGGCGGATGATGTCTAGATGGCTAATATCCGTATGGTGACGGGGGCCTCCGCAGGTGCGGCCGGCCGGTTTATT